AATATGAGATAGTTTTACCTGAAATACCAGAAGAAGTTAATATAGAAGTTAATGAAGATCAGGAACTGTTAAAAGAATGGTCAAATATTTGTAAGGAAAATAATTTATCACAAGATGTATTTAACAGAGGTGTTAATGCTTTTGTTAATAATGAGATAGCTGGACTACCTAATCTAAAAAGTGAAATGGAAGAACTCGGCGATAATGCTAAGTCTAGATTAGAAGCAGCAGAACTATGGACAAAGAAGTATCTGTCTAATGAAGCATATGATGCTATGAGTAGACTAGCTTCAACAGCTGAAGGTGTGAAAGCTATAGAAGAAATAATGAATATTACTAAGAGCAAACCATTACCTAATGCAAATACTGTAGTAGATGCTGAGTTAGAAGAAACAGATCTAAGATCTATGATGAGTGATCCTAGATATTATGATCCATCAAGGAGAGATCCAGCTTACTACGATAAAGTTACAAAACTTTATGAAAAAAAGTACGGATAAAAAGAAAGTATTTCCTTACAAGAAATATAGATTTCACTGGGAAGATCCTACAGGACATAGTGAATGGATGTCTAAAAGTGATATGGAGTTCATAAAACCAGCTGAAATAACTACAGAAGCCTTCCTTTATTCAAAGAATCAAAGACATATCAAGACTTTTGCCTCATATATTGAGGAAGATGATGGATCATATACATATGCTGATGTCAATGTTTTTCCATCATCTTGTCTTGTAAAGATGTTAAAAATATAATATATCTCAACTAACAAGCCGAAGTAGACTGGAATATGCCCAGTTTGGATAACATACAAAAGTTTATAACGACAACTTGGATTAGAACAATACGAAAGGTAAAAAATGACAGCAACTATAGACCAAGCCTTTATTAAGCAGTTCGAAGCAGAAGTGCATATGGCTTATCAAAGAATGGGCAGTAAGCTCAAGAACATGGTCCGTAATGTCAGTAATGTAAAAGGAAGTACTGTTCAGTTTCAAAAAGTAGCAAAAGGTTCTGCTTCAACTAAAGCAAGACACGCCGAGGTTGTCGCTATGAACTCTGTTCACTCGAATGTAACTGCAACACTATCAGACTTTTATGCCGCTGATTATGTGGACAAACTAGACGAACTAAAAGTAAACATTGACGAAAGAAATATCGTAGCACAAAATGCTGCATATGCTCTAGGTCGTAAAACTGATGAGATCGTTACTGATACTTTTGATGGTAGTGCAACAGCATTAGCTAATAACTCTGCTGGTTCAACTACTGGTATGAACTTAGACAAAGCTCAGAATGTTTTTGAAATCTTTGGAAACAATGATGTTCCAGATGATGGACAAAGATACTGGGTAGTCGGTCCAAAACAATGGTCTGATCTTTTAGATATTGATCAGTTCTCAAGAGCTGAATATATCGGAGAAGCAGATCTACCTTACAAAGGTGGCATGACAGCTAAAAGATGGTTGTCTTTCATGTGGATGGGCTTTAGTGGTCTACCAACATCTGGTTCAACAGATAGACACACAATGGCTTTCCATAAATCATCTCTAGGTATGGGTGTAGGTTCAGATGTAAGAACTGAAGTAAACTACATTCCTGAGAAAGTAGCACACCTTACAACTTCATATATGTCAATGGGAGCAGTCCTAATTGATGGTGATGGTGTAAGAATACAGAAGTGTGCAGAGTAGGAGTAAATAATGGCATACGCAACTTCAAACCCTGTAAAAAAAATCTCTCAAATGGGAGATTCTAATTCACTTTGGTATTATGCTGATGGTGATGCTATCGGTACTATTGATGATAATGAATACTTTTTAGCATCAACTGGCGATTTAAATGCTGGTGATGTTATCATAGTCAATAGTGGTGGATCAAACGGTGTTGTAGATATATTAATTGTAACTACAGCATCTTCAACACAAGTAAGAACTGCCTTACTATCATAATGATATTGGGGGGATTTATTCCCCCCTTTAAATAATGGCAGATACCAAAGTAGATATATGTGCAAGAGCTATCATTATGATAGGAGCGCAGCCAATTTCATCTTTTGATGATGGATCAACAGAAGCATTAGTAGCTTCTAATATGTATGAAAATATATTGAAGTCTTGTTTATCAAGACATAGATGGAAGTTTGCTACAGAACAAAAACAACTTTCTTTATTAGCTGATGCACCTACAGGAAGATATGAATATGCTTATCAGCTACCATCAAGTCCTGAATTATTAGTTTTAAATACAGTTACAGTTAGTGATAACCCAATAAAATATGCTAGATATGGAGATAAAATATTTGTAAATAATTATGGATCTAGCAATACATTAATAGCAGATTATATATTTAGACAAGCAGAAGCAGAGTTTCCAGAATATTTTAAATTAGCTTTACAATATAAATTAGCAGCAATATTTGCTGGATCTGTAGCAAGAGATGCACAGATGATACAACAGTTTGAAACACTTGGTGAAAACCAAATGAGAATAGCAAAGAACATAGATAGTCAAGAAGTATCAAATAGTGTACTTAATACAAAAAGGTTTATACAGGATAGATTAACTACTGGAGGATATTAATGGCTAATGTTCTCAGAACTGTATATACCAACTTTTCAAGTGGTGAACTTAATTCTTTACTAAATGCACGAACAGATGCTTCAGCATACTTTAATGGAGCAAAGACATTAAGAAACTGGTATCTATTAGATGAAGGTGGATTAATGCGTAGACCTGGTACTACTTATAAAGCAACATTACCAGGAGCATCAAGAGTTATACCATTTATATTTTCTAATGATGAACTAGCAGTATTTGCACTATCAAATAATAGATTAGATGTTTTTGATAGTTCAGGTGCAAGTGTACAATCTAATATAACTACAAACTGTAACTGGACTACAGCACAGTTATTTGAACTTAACTATGCACAGTTTGGTGATACTGTTTTTATAACACATAGAGATAATCCTATAGTAAAAATTATAAGAACATCAGCAAGTTCATTTAGTGTTTCTTTGTTTGAGTTTGAAGAAGATGAAACTGTAACAGTAGGTGGTGCAAATAAAACTACACAACCATTCTTTAAATATGCAGATTCAACTATATCAGTTACTTTATCTGCTCATGCTACTGGCACAGGAAGAACATTGACAGCTAGTTCAGGATATTTTACAGCAGCTTATGTAGGAACATATTTATTAGTTAATAGTAAACAAGTTAAAGTAACAGGATTTACAAGTTCTACAGAAATAACTGTTACAGTCATAGAAGATACAGTAAGTGCTGGACCTCATTTTGTATGGGCAGAACAACTAATATCTGCTATAAAAGGTTTTCCACAAGCGGTTACATTTCATGATAACAGATTATATTTTGCTGGTATTAAAGATAAACCAGCAGCAGTTATAGGATCTAAAGTAGGAGAGTATTTTAATTTTGATATAGGTTCAGGTAATGCTGATGACGCAATAGATGTAACTATTACTTCAGATAGAATAAATGAAATTAGACATTTAATTAGTTCAAGAAACTTACAAGTGTTTACAGATGGTGGTGAGTTTTTTGTACCTACATCTACAGATACTTCAGCAGTTACACCATCTAACATTGTATTTATGAGGCAAACACCTTATGGATGTAATAGAGCAAAACCAATAATATTTGATGGTGCTACATTGTATGCACAGAAAAATGGTAAAGCTATTAGAGAGTATTTATATTCAGATGTTGAAACAGCTTATGCTTCTACATCAATATCTATTCTAGCTTCACAAGTAATAGATAGTCCAGTAGATATGACAATGATTACTGGTACAGCAACAAGACCAGAACAGTTTGCATTTTTTACAAATACAGATGGTACACTTGCTTTATTTCATAGTATTAGATCTGAAAAGATTGCTGGTTGGACAGCTTGGAGTACAAGATCAGGAGATAAGTTTACAAGTATTACAGCAGTAAATGAAAATTTATTTTGTGTAGTATCTAGAGTTATAGGTGGATCTACTATCTATACATTAGAAAAGTTTGCTGATGATGATAGTTTAACTTTAGATTGTTCTGGAGTAACAACATTAAATCAACAAGGATCACCTAAAGTAAATGGTGGTAGTCAATCAGGATCTACCCTGAATGTTGATGGATACACATCTGCACCAAATCCTAATGATATTATTACAATAGCTGGTAACAGTACAGAATACACTATTCAAACAGTAAATGCTACAGCATCTGGATATACATTAGTATTAAATAAAACCCTAGCTGCTACACCATCTGATAATGCAGTAATTACAATAGTTCAAGGTAGATTACACAATACACCTACACACTTGACATCTACATCAGTATATGCTGTTGATGGTACTATGGCACTAGGAACATTTACTACTACAGGATCTAACACAATTACATTAAATGAAG